TGCTGGGCTCCGGTCGGGGCACAGCACAATGAATCCGACATCCATGCGCTTCTCGCTTTCTATGAGAGCAAGATATCAAAGTCTATTCGGATGATGTCGTCTTCCGAGAGAGCCGTAGAAAGAACAAATGTTCCATTGGCATGATCTGGCGTAACGGACATCAATGTCCACGCATCATCGACCAATGGTCCAGGAACGTAAACTTCATCGCTCTCAAATATTCTTACTCCGTTGATATACACTCGTAGTGAGCCTTCAATGTAAACTGTAGACACTGAGGTCACTTTGTAGTTGATGTAATCTGGTGTTCCATCAGCGTGAACCGGCACAAGACCAAAGTAATGTCTGTGGGCTGCCGAAGCCGGAAACACCATATCAAATTTGACTTTATTGGGCGATGTAACACTTGGTATCACAGTATCAGAAGACTCAAAGATAACCGTGCCCGAGTCAAATGTCACCACATTACTGCCGTCTTTGTCGACTTGCAGAATGATATCTGTGGCTTCGTCTGTAATTAAGTCTAGTTTGTCCGATTGAGATTTGCTCATTCTGACATAATTTGCTGTGTCTGCGTGTTCTTCAAGGCTATGAAGAGTATCATCAACAGCAACAGTTTTTAGACTGCCATCTTGCTCAATCGATTGATTGAGGCGATTAGCCACAGATCCCTGTGTGACAATAGCATCTCGCATTTGCTCCAGAGCGCCATCTAGAGCAAGATTGATGAGGTTCTGTCGCTGAATGATATTCTTGAGCGGCAGATTATCAACTTCCCAATGGTAAGGATCATTGGGGGCGTAATAGACTTCGGGAATCAGTTCGATACGTGGCATTTATTCTCCTCAAGGTCACGTCGTATTGCATACAACGCACGTCTTAGTCCGATGCGTACTCTTGGGTATTTATCGTACAGAGGCTTGAAATTCATACCTTTTAGATCTTCATCGCTGTGGTTATCGACTATTTCCGACAACTCCATCATGAAACAATCAATTTGTCTTGTGGTTTCTGTGTCCATTAGATGAAGTTTAGTCTCCAATTGAACGTGATCTGCATATCGGCAGTTTTGTTCAAGTCTGGAAATGTCGTCATGCTGTAAAGTTCGCCATTTGCCATTTGGAGCGCCATCTCATTCAGAGTTACTCCAACTGCCTCGTCAAACTTGATCACTGAAGTGAAAATCGCTTGCGTAGGGATAGAGTTATCAATATTGGCTAACACAGGTTTAGAAACCTGTGTGACGCCGAACAGACCATTTCTTCCTGCATCTACGAATTTTTTCACTCCACCTTGAGTGCCTCCATCTCCAAAGAGCATTCGAGAGATGTAAAACTCGTAAGCATCTTCAATGGCGTTGGCCAGACTTTTGGTTAATGCTCGTCTGCCAGTTAGTAGAATTGTATTGTGGTAATCAACCACATCTCTACTGCCATCTCGCCAATCGACGATCCTCTTGATGTCTCCCACCGGATGTATTTGATCACAAATCATATCTCACCTTCTTCAATGTTTCCGTCGCCCCTTTCAATAAAGAACTCAATTCCTTCATCTTGAGCTACGTTCTCTTGGATTCCGTTGTCCTGACCACTAGAGAGGGCAACGATGGCAATATTTGAGTCTACTGTACTTTCGATCTCACGAATCACCACATCATGACCATCCCTATCTAAGTGATCAAACACCACAAATTGTACGTTGATTTGCTCCTTCGGGAAATGCACGAGGCTATACGCAACTGCTGTTCCGCCAGCGGTTTGTGTAGTCCAACTTTGCTCTCTTCCAGCTAGCTTTACTTCTATTCCATCCCATTCTAGAATTCGGAAGAATTGCTCTCCAATCTTAAACATGTAGTTCTCTTTGAATTGGTTATCGTCAGTGATAACCGCTGGCGGATTGCTTCCATTGACAATGCCAAATTCAGCTTCGTGGTCTGCAAAGGTAGTCAATCGCAACCCTTTGTAACCAAAGTATCCTTGAGAGTTTACCAGCAATCTCCTACGGGTATTTATGGGAACCCCTGCCACATCTCCGCTAGTCCAATCTGCAATCCAGAAATCGTTGCCGTTAAACTCGATGATCTCGTATTCTGTAGACGAATAGTGAAGATAATCTCCAAGTCTGATAAAACTTTCAATGTCTGTCAACAAAGGAGCGTTAAGCTCCACATATCCTCGTCGTTCTGCTGTAAGTTCTCCACTGGTGCTAGTCTCTTGTGTCGCATCGAGATCTGTCAGTAACGTATAGGCAACTCCTGAAGCACCCGCAATTGGAAGCGTGCCATCATCGTCTAGACTCAACACACCGTTAGTGATATCTCTGATTTCGTAAGCTGTTCCTGAATAAGCTGGTATTGACACTTTCCATGAACCACCCGTATAGTCCGGTGTATTGGTTGTGTCCCATTGCGTTTTCACTCCGATTTCGGCAAAATCTACAGAGCTATCTGCAAGATAGAAGAAATCATCTTGAGTAATGTCTGTAGCAATTTTGCTATACATTATGTTAGACAGGTTAAAAGTGAATGATGCCTCGTTGAGTGGCTCAATCACGCTTGATGCTATTCTGGCTGTGTTGCCTTCGATGTTGTTGATTGTGTACGTTCCGGCATTGGGTGATGGCGATAACACTTCCAAAATGTTGTTGGCGTCAATCACGCCCAAATACTCTAAAACGTCATCCACAACAACAAGGTTTGCGTAATCGTTATACCCTGTTCCCAAGAGACCAGAAGATACAGTTAGCTTATCTGCTAGTTCTTCACGTGTAATCGTCCAATTACTGTACAAACCATCCTCCATCACCCTATGGAAGAGCGAGTTGGCTTGTCCAGACAATACATTTTCGACGTTGTCGATACTCACCAAGAAATCCATTTGTTCTACAGGTGATTGAACAAATTCAACCACTTCACCTGCCAGATTAACTGCATGAAGCTCGGCATGGAAAGGCATGTATTCGTCTAGAATGTCTTGTATTTCCAATATGCGGTCGTTGTTGAGTTCTTCAACAGCTACATCTACGGAAAAACTACTGCTTATGCAGGCCCCACAGGGATCTATGAATTCTGGTCCAATGTGACAGACATTTAAGGAAGGTCTTGTGCTGCCATTGTATTCTTCCATGTTGTAAATGTTTTCGCCATACGGAAATTCAGTACGAATGAAACCGAACACTATTGGGTCTTGATATGTGTGGCGAACTGGCACCAAAATATCAAACAGGGCATCATCTTCAGCAACGAGATGTACATTCCAGTTTTTCAAAGGGAAGTTTTGATCAGTCTCATCACGTTGATCTATTAGTGGCAATGCTCGAATGTAATTCTCTAACTGTTGCTCACTTGAGTTCGGCACTTCGTTATACTCATACAGAACTCTAACAACATCACCTTCTTCCAACGCTGTGCCAACCCAAGTCATCCTTAAGATAAAGTCTTCGCCAACCTCAAATGTCACATTGCTCTTGTTAACAGATGTGTAATCGCTATCGTAAGTTCCATCATTGTTGTAACGCACCCAAAGACCAAAGTTATCGTCATCAATTGGAGTGACAACATTGGACTTCTCAAGTTCAAACACATCTGTTGTTCCATCGTATTGAAACGATTCCTGCTGTGTGTAGGGTGACACAAGTTGCCAAAACTGGGTGTACTTGGTGAGGGTCATCCCTGCTTGGGAAAAGGCGTCTTCTAAGCCCTGTCTGGTACCCTTCTTTTTGAACAGTGGAACTGCTTCTTTAATTTGCCTTCGCCACAACGTTGGGTCACTTGATCTCAGTTTCAAGTTGAACAAGTTAGACAGATACATCAGTAGTGATTCATGCAGGGCGTTGGCGTCTAGCAAATCAATGATTTGATTGGTTAAATCCTCTAAGTAAGTGAAGCCGTCTGCTATGGCTTCATTGAAAAGTTGCGTTGTTTCTGGAGTTATATCTTGGTTGGACAGAGTGGACTTGTACATCTCTGGCAAATATCTCTCCAGCAATGTAGAATACTTGTCATCTGGAGTGATATGTGTTGGAATTGTAATTACGGCTCGTGGATTGCCATCTAGATTGAATGGCAAATGCGCAGACAAACTGTCTCCTGCCGGATTGGGAGTCCATGTCCAACAAACGAAGTAATCGCCTTCACGAACTGATCCTTGTGGATTCCACTCATACGTGAAATGACCATACTGAGGATTTCCGTCAGCATCTTCTGGCACATTTTCAATCTGAGCATTAGTTGTATCGCTGGACAACCAAGCGGGCTCAATATCTGTGCCAACAACCTTCACAGGTGTTCTATCTTTGTAATAGAACGTGTTACTAGAACGTCTTGATTCCATTAGATTGGTGGCTTGTTCTAACAGAAACAAGTTTTTTGGTGTGGGGTTATCACAAACAGCTTCCTGTGCTGCCGCAACAAGCGTTACAGATGCTTCATCTTCTGTGTGTTGCTCATATTCTCCGAAGTTGGTGCCCAAGAAATCTCGTTCTACATAGTAGATTATTAGATTGTCGACCTTATACGGGTTGGATGTAAAGCATCCGTCCGCACCGGGGCACTCGATCTCAAATAGGATCGTGTCGGTAGTTCGTGGGTTTTCATCTATTTTCTTCGGAGTCATTATTATTCATATACAAAGTTGATTTCTATTGAAGAGTGTCTTACGATTTCGTAAAATCGTGTTGTGACTGTGTCTCCAGAGTTACTTGTGTCTTCGGTTTGGAAATCGGTTTCAATACTTCGAATCTCTTTGATATCAGAGAGTTCTTTGATCAAATCTACTGATTTAAGTGTTTTTTCATAGTCCCAGTTGTTGAGAGAGAAGAAGTTTATGGTTTGTCGGTGAATTCGCTCTCTGTATTCTTCTTCAAATTTGCGATAGAACTTGTCCATCGTTATATCAATTGTGATGTCCACTTCAACAATCACACCATCTTTGATACAAACCAAATCTGTAATCATTTTGACATCTTCAATTTCATCAGACAAAGCCACCTTCAACTCGTTGCTTGCTTCTGTCAATGTGTCTTCGGCGTCCAAGGCCAAAATATACAGATCCACAATATTGGCAGCACAACCGTGTTGTCTTAGAGTGGCTTTGGATTTTCCTATTTGTCCGTGGTATTCCGTAGAAAATTGGTCGGCAAAAGTTTCGTAATCCGTTCCGGCAACAACACGATTCTGAGTTCTAAGCCATGGCGGCAGTTTGGTTTTGATGTTCTCTATATTATCTCCCAGATAACCGAATTCACCTCGTGTGTAATTAGTGAAAGTTACCGGAACCCTGAATTCAAAACCCGGCACAATGAAGTTTCTCTGGGTGTTGACTGCGCCGGTTACAATATTTCCAGACGGCCCACCACCAACTCTATAAATTGCAAGAATCATAGACCCATTTGATGGGATCAATCCTGCACGGTTGTTGCCAAACATGATGTACGCACCGTAGGTGGGGTCGTACTCAACCCTAAACTCTCTTCTCGGTTGTGAGTCTGTGAAATAATCTACTTGTTCCCATAGAACTCCGTCGACACTTACTCGAACCGATCCAGAAATCACCGGACCTTCATCCAGTTCATAAAACTGACTGATTTCTCCGTTGCCAACTATGTTTTGTGAAATTGTTTCGCCCTCTAGTCCAATGATCTTACTGTTGATAAAGCTTCCTGCTGAAATTACAATAGAGTCATCGAAAATTGGGTTGTTGCTAGAATCTGCTGGGTAAATCTCAATTGTCTGAGGCCCTTGTTCTGTTGTAATGTCGAATGTCTGTGGTACGTTTATTACAAGATCTGTATCAAGTGCTGTAGTAATTGTTGCAGACCACATAGATCTAGCGGCTATAGGGGGCTGTGGCTTAAATCCAACAAGTATTGCTAAACGAAATGCATTGTCAACTTCACTAACAGTGTCGAGAAAAATTTCGTTGGCAATTTGATCCATCTTAAACGACAATGTGTCAGCAATGAATGACCAATTTTCAATAAGCATCATGGCTAGATCTGATTCCACAAAATCAGTAAAGCTTTCTCCAAACTTCTCTTGGATAAACCCAACAAGTCTAGACTTCATCGACCAGAAATCCTGATTTGTGTAGTTTAGGCTAACGAGTTGTGGAGTCTTCACCAAATTTGACTTGTCATACGGCGTCACGTCAAACGGACAATTTTCATATGCCATTCTTAAGCCCCTCCCACTGGCACTTCTAATACCAATTCTTCTACTTCATTGATGTTTTCAGGATCGTAAAACTCGATTTGTATGCTTAGGATTGCCCCTTCTTCATCTCCAGTATCCTCTGGATTAAGATCCATAGCTGCCCCTGTGCTAGCAACAATATTCTTGAGTTCAACTCTTGGCTCCCATGCATCAATCGCTTCACCAACCATTCTTTCGGCTTCTGCCGCCAATGCATCATCGTTGGGCTCAAAAAACAACTCACGCAGAGGAGTTCCAAATTCTGGCAGCATTACTCTCTCTCCTGGGTTAGTAAGAAGCAATTGTAGAAGATCCGCCTTGATTTGATCAACGCCATTTTTCTGCGCCATAATACCACGGGCTGTCTTCGTTAATGGGTATTGTAATCCTAGAAATTTTTCAAGAGCCATTTTACCTCTATATTAACTTGTTGGCAGCATCGGTTCTTCTTCTGGTGGTTCGTCATCTGCACCAGATGAAGTTCTTTCTATGCAGCCTTTTCCTAATCCTTTTCCGCCACATCCCGCAGGTGCAGGGCATCCTCTCTCATCAGCCGCATAAGCTGAAGCAAACACTCGTTCGCTCATAGCTTTTTCTGTCCAATGAAGGATTCCGGTAAGTGGGCAGAAAACCGGACAACGGGCCACAATTACGTTATATAGGCAAGGCCCACAACACTTCTGGTCTGGTGGTTCCGTTGGTGGTGGGCAATCTCTTCCAGCCATCAGCAATATTTGCTTTTCCGCAAAGAATATATGTAGTTCGCCTGAATATCGGAAATGTATATCTTCTGTAACTGTCATGAACTGTTTACTTACATAAGTAAATTTGTCTGCTGGATTGCATTCATAATCTCCAACAATTACAACATCATTGTCATATGTCTGTCGGACAGAGTGTCCGCCAGCACGCAAGAACACAAGCCCTGGTTCTCCCTTGGGTCGACCTTGGAACCTCAAAACATGAGGTCCACGACACTCACATTCTTTGCAAGAATTGCAGCCACTATCTGTGTCGGGATCGACGCATTGTGGATGGAATATCTGTATCCATTGTTGCTGCGTCTCTTGTTGCGAAAAATCATCATTGAATCGCATTTCCATGCCATATCCAGATTTGATTTTTATATATGCTTTGGTGGCTAGTGGCGTGGCTACGCCCCCTTCTTTTCGACATGGGCCACATTGCAAGTTCATGTGATCCACCATCTTGATCTGGTGTCCACTTGTGCTATGAATGTGTACTCCACGTCTTGGCCCAGCATAATCAGGTGGACATTCTTGGCATTCTGACTTGCATTCTTCTCCTGTTGGATCTTGTGATTTCTTGCCCCGAATTGTCTCATCATTCAATTGAATGAAACTACCATTGGCACTTCGCATTTCCATGAAGTTTTTCCAGCCTCGAACTTTAGCTGGTTCTTCAAAATCACACATCGTCATAGCATGACCGGTAGATGACTTCATGTACATAAGACCGAGGTACTTCTCATTGCACCCATAGTCGAAGTCTTGTGTGGATCGCTCCCATCTTGGTTCTCCACGTGGCTCTTCCACTGAATCATCCATCACAAACGTATGGCCACTAATTGAAAGAAATTGAATTCCCGATTGCGGCAAGTCACATTTGTTGTTTTGTGGTGTTCCCGGACCCTTGTAAGGACGACATTCATTTTGGTTCTTGAAGTTGATGTTGCTGCCGGGCTGACTCCTGTGTCTGGCA